ATTCATATCCTCGTTCTACTGATCCTATCAGTAATACATGGACTAAAATTTCTGTATCTGATGCTAATACATTTAGTTTACAAACACTAAAAACTACACCTTCTACTAACACAACTGTTCACACATTTGTATCTGCTGTTGCCAATAGTGTTAAGAGAGGAGTAGTTAAGGGTGGTGCTATTTATCCACACACATTTATATCTGCTAAGACTGATTCAGTTCATAAGATATTCTCTGTTGCAGGTAATAGAACATACCATAACTCTGACTGTGTTGATGATGTTAGAGATCTATTAGAAGCAATTGCAGATAACGTAGCATATGGTGGTAATGACAAGACATGGGATGCTGCATACTCATATAAGACTGGTGCTCATGTTGCTGGTGAAGAGACTGAGACTAACATAGTATTTGAACATGCCAAAGATATGGCAGCTCAAGTCATCAAAAACCAAAAAATTCTTGCTGTTGGTTCTCATGGATTACATCAAACTTATGATACTACAATTACACTTGACACTCAAATTTCTATAAACAATGGTGCTGGTGACGCATACAATCTTCTTAATGCTAACGCTGCGTTCATTGCAGCAGAAGCATATGAGAGAATGCTTCTTCATCATCCTGGTTTCCTACCTCCAACTGGCAACAAGCAAGACTGTATTGATGACATTAAAGATTTTGTTGTTGAAGTTGCATTTAATGTAGGTTTTGGTGGTAATGATAGAGTCTGGGATATGGCAAACCTATATGTTAAGGGTGCTCATGTTGCTGGTGAAGAGACTCAAACATTAGAAGCATTCCAAGATGCTACACAAATAGCAATCCAAGCAATGAGAAACGAGAAAGTTCTTGTTATTGGTAAGCATGGATTGACACAAACATTTGATAATACAATTACAAATGATAATGTAAGCATTGTAAGTGATGTAGCTGGTGATGCTGCAACTCTATTGACACTCAATAGACAATTTATTGCTGACATAGCACAGGGTAGAATGCTTGCCAATAATTCTGGTTACACTCCTCCTGTTGGTTATACAATCGCTGACTGCAATGATGACTTATTAGATATCGTTGATGTATTTGCATTTAACATCAAACATGGTGGTAATGATAGAGTCTGGGATACTGCTAACTTATATGTTGGTGGTGCTGTAAAACCTGATGCTATTACTGAAACAGTAGAAGCTATTAATCATCTAAAAGATATTGCTCTTCAAATAATTAAGAGTGATACAGTTACTGTTGGTGGACACACTGCACTAAATCAAGTTATCTACTCTGGTGCTAGTACTGCTAACTGGACTGATGCAGAACTAGCAGGTGAAATTAGTGATATTAATACATTCTCAACTACTTTGACAAATGCGATTAGTAATGGTTCAACACTCAAAAATGTTACACGTACTCAGTCAGTTTACAAGTGTAATGCTGTAGAGTCTTCAATCACTACTCTATCTAACATTGTACAAAATGCTATTTCAACACCTGAGAGTCTCGCTGCTGTAACTAGGACAGGACATACAGGTAGTGCAAGATGTGATAACGTCAAATCTACTATTGATACTTTATTCAAGATTGTTACTGATACTGTAGCAACACCAGCTTCACTAGACAATGTGGTTAGAAATATTTCTAACGGTCCTTGTCAAAATGTTGCTTCTGCTATTACAACTCTCTATAAGTTAATTACAGATACAATTACTACACAAGGTAATCTAAGTTCTGTTGAGAGAAATGTTGCACCATTAGGATTATCAACAGGTAACGCTGTTAATGCGACTGCTACTACAACCAATACATATCTCTACTTCACACTACCAGCTGGTAGATACACAACTGCATATACACCAGATGTTGATGAAACTATTACTCAAGATACAACCTATCCTGAATGTGTGGGTGTTTCTGATACCATACGTCAGTACTTTGCTAATATTACAACAATCATTCAGACTGGTGTAGGAACTGTAACTAGAACTCAACCCTCTAGTGCTACTTCTAGTCTTGCTGCTAGAGCAACTATCTGGGGATTGAAAGATTGGACACCAGGACCTACATCAGGTTCTAACCCTCACCTATTAGAAACTGGAACTCCCGTAAGATTGGTTCCAAGACCTCGTTATAATACAACAACTAACCAGTACGTTACTGTTGATAAGCGTAATGTAAGACTACCTAATGGTTTTGATACTAATACAGAGTATTATGTCATTGCACCAGGTAGAATTACAAAACCAGAAGATTACTCTGGTACAACAACATTCAATGGAAGTGATCAAACTAAGTTGATGCTTGCAAGCAGCAAAGATAACGCTGCTGCTGGTATCTACATTCATTCATCTGAAGTAGAAGCAATTCATCCAGACGTTGAGATTGATATCTATCAATTTGTTCTTGATGATAAGTATGATCTACATGAATATGGATGTGTTCTTTCAACTGCTGTTAGTGGTGGAATTATTACAGATATTCCTCATATATTTGATGTTCCTAATGCTTCTGTTACACCTCATAAAGTATTCTTTAGAAAGAATGAAAGTGGTAACCTACCAGTTGTAGGTGGATCATCTGCTAGTGATCCTGATGTTGCTGATAGTAACAGTAGACTTAGAGGAGACAAGTTTTTCTATGCTAAGTACAATACTGCTAAAGTAATTACAATACACAAAACACATGCTGACGCAATAGCAGGAACTAATCCTATTATATTTGTTCCTCTAAACAGTGGAACTTACAACTTCTCTGTATTTGCAGATAAGCGTGAGTCACCTATGCGTTATGATCCAACATATGATGGTAATGTTGGAACTAGCGATAAAGGAAAGTGGTACTTAAATGTTAAGAATGAATCCTCAAATGCTCAGAGTATTCTAGGAAGATTTCATGATTCTGAGTACAGCGATAGTTCTGGTAATAATAAAACAAATGATTCTTACTATGAAAGAATTGATGATTCTGCTAGAGGAGCAAATGATCGTATCTATCGTTTACGTTATGTTATTCCTAAGTATCTCAAGTCTGTTCGTGATCCTTTAAATGGATTTAGTATCAAGGCAAGAAAAGATGATACAAGAAAACTTTTACCACAAAAAATTAGATTAAAACCAGTAACAGGTAACGTAACCAAAGCGAAGTTCTTTAACACAACTGATAGTGGTAATGCAAACGAAGTTATTGGATTCACTGATGCTGAATTTACCTCAAATAGTATTGCTAAAACCAATGCTTCTGGTGAGAATATATTCTATGATCCATATAAGAAAGATACTTCAGGAACTAAAAACTATCTAAGAACTATTGAGACATCAAACTATGTTTCAATGTCTATTCAGTCTGGTAGATATTATACAGAAAATAGCAATGAATACTTAGAACTTACTGTATTTGACCATAACATTACAAATGTTGGACTTAAGAATGAAAACTTCACAACAGTCAAGATAACTGCACCTCAAGGTGGTAACTTTACTGCTAACAAGACATCATCTGTAAATGCCAACGCTGTAACATGGACTGGTAATTCATCTGGTTCTGGTTATATTCATGCTGCATTGCAAGTACCTAATACAACTACATGGCATTTAATTCTTAAAGGTGTCAGTGGAGAGATTAAGTATTCATCTACGGATAATATTAGATTTACTCAGGGTTCTGTATTTGCAGATCTTTTAGATTTCCCTGACAGTGGTAAGTCACTTGTACGTAAGGATCTTATCAAAGAATCTTTACCACAATTCTATTATAGACAGAATGGTGCTAAAGTTTACACCATCACACCTGGTGATATTATTACTGACGCTGCTAATGTACAGTTCTATGTTGAATCTGTACAAGATGTTGGTGAGATTGATGAAACATTCTACGTCTATGATGTTCAGGAAATACAGAGACGTATATTTGATCAGCAAGATGGTATATTCTACATAACAGCTGTTCGTGGTAACATATCTCCATTCCCACAGGGTGCAGGTAATTTAGGTAACTTCAGGAACTTTAAGTTCTCTCAACCAATCAGTAAGTTATATCCATTAGATTATAAGAATGATCCATTATGGTTCAAGCAGATTGATCCTAATGCTAAGGATCCTGGTCAAACATATTCTGCTGCTGACAATTATGTTCATGGTTTAGTTACAGTTAATGACTTTAAAGGTTCATTGACTAAGGAATCTGTTGCTGATTTCCTTGCTACTGAAGCACTTGCAAATAATAATTACACAGGTAATAATATTCTTCAAGCACAAGGTGGTAATGCTTCTTCTGGTTCTGAAGATCGTAAGATACCAATTGCAGGTGACAGCACGGTTGTTGTAGATCAACGCATGTACGTTGAATTACGAAGACCATCCATCGCAAGAGCTGGTAACCACACATTTGAATATCTTGGTTTTGGTCCAGGTAACTACTCAACTGGTCTACCCGCACGTCAAGAAGTTCTGTTGACTGTAGAACAAGACTTCTTTGCACAGTCTAAGAAACAGGATGGTGGTTTAGTATTCTACACTGGTCTAAACTCTAACGGTGATCTTTATATTGGTAATCGTAAGATTGATGCTATTACTGGTGAAGAAATATTCCTAGAGTCTGCATCACTCACAGCATCTGAGGATGAAGATGATGCAATAGGAAATTTAGTTACTACATTTGATACCCCTGTTACATTTAATGAGTACATCACAGTTAATGGCGGTGAAAATGGTGATCAAACAAGCACATTCAATTCACCTGTAACTATTAATGTTGGTGCTGATGTCAGAGACTTGACACTAGGATTACCTAATGTTGGTGTTCTATCTTCATTGAAGGTAACCTCTAATGTATCTTCTACTAAGGATGATTCAACTCTTGATAGAACTGCAATGACAAAGAATCGCCAAACTAATGGTGATATTCTAATTGCAGGTAACAGAGTAACAGCTGGTGTATTCCAGTTTAACCAACGTGGTTCACTTGGTTCTGGTCAAGGATATAAGATTCAAACACATGCTGTTGCATCTGTAGCATCTAATATTACACCTGATCAAGATGCAACTTATGATGCATCACAGGCTGTTGCTTATGGTTCAGCAGGAGCTCCTTTAACTGGAGATATCTTACTTAAGGGTGAGTCTGTAGGAAATAGTGGTTCACTTGGTTGGATATTCTCTAACTCCTTTACAACAATCACCTCTCAGATTGAGAAATTTATCTTTAATTCTACCAGAACAATTACAATTCAATGGAAGTCTGGTGTCACTAATGGAAACGTCATAACTGGTGGTTTAGTTGCTGGTCAAGAAATTAAGTTATCAGGATTAACTGAGAACAAACTTAATGGAACTTTCTTAATTAATACTGGATTTACCAATGGTGGTAATACATGCACATTTAGTATTTCTGCAAATGATACTATTTCAGCTGGTGAGTTAGTATTCAACAATACTAATACACCAAATGCTGTAGTAAAACTTGCAAATGCTTCTTGGAAGGAAGTTGGTGTACTTGGTGCTCAGACAATTAGAACTGATACTCAGAAGATTGGTGAATTTAAGATTGGTATTAACACTGTTGCTCGTGCTGCTCATGTTGATTATGCAGACGCATTTGTATCTGCTGCGACTGATCCTCTTGCTAACTTAGATGTTGTTGGTACTGCATGGATTAGTGGTAAGACTATTGAAAACTTTGCTGCTCATTCAACATATGCAGCAAGAACTCAGACTGCTCAAGATCATGCATTCATGGTTGGTGGTGATAGTTCTGCTCCACAAACAGCAGCAACATTTAGAGTTTCTACTACAAATAATGGAAGAGTTGGTATTAATACAACTCTAGCAAATATGAACAGTACATTAACTGTTACTGGAACTTCTGAATTTACTGCTAGTGCTGTATTCCAAGACGATATTTCAGTCAACGGTGGTGGTGCAGGTAGTGCTAATAGTGCTGATATTAATACAACCATTACTAATGGTACAGCAACATTATTCAATAACAATACATTTGTCGGATTAACAACTGGAACCAGACCAACTCAAGGTCTATTGATTGGTGGATCTGCAAGAAACATTGAAATTGGTAATGTAACAACTGGATCACAAAATATCAAGATTGGTAATACAAGTGGTGATAGTGAGATTACTATTGGTGATAGTATTGATGGATCTAATTCTAATAAGTCTAAGATAACTCTTGGTGGTGCGTTTGCAAGCACTGAATCTGATTCATTTGTACAGATTGATGCTAAGGCACTTAAGATTGCTGGTGATACAATTGTTGGTACAAGAAGAGGATTAACTGACACTACTAAGTTTGAATCTCCATCTGGAACTGTTGAATTTTTATCAGGTAATAGTGCAACAAGTATAATTGATTTTGGTACTAATGCTTCTACATTAAGAATTGCTGGTCAAGGTGGTACTACTACAATTAGAAACAACTTAGTCGTTGATGCCACATCAAGATTTAATGCCGATATGACATTATGTGGCGGTAATGCTTCTTACTCCTTCGTTGGACGTAGAGCACAAGCTGGTTCCACAATTCAAAGTCATACAAGTGGTGTTCTTGGTAATAATCTCTTTGATAATAATGTAGACTTAATTACTGTTTTAGTTTCTACTGCTGCAACAGGAGAACTTAATAAGATTGATACAGCTGGTTCTGGTGATTGGGGTGGAACTGCATATCAGCAAACTCCTACTGGTCAGAGTGCTGCTACATTCCCAGTATTAACTGGTGATAAGTATTATCTACCAATTAAGAGAACTCCTTATGATGCTAATAATATTCAGTACTATAATGAGAATGATATTCTACTTATTGATACTGTTGAACAAGGAACTGAGTATGCTGAATTTGTCAAGATTACACGTCTGCCACAAATTAATACTACACCATACTATATTGAGGTACAAAGACAACCATTTGGAACTTTATCAACAATAAGCTCAGAGCATCCTGATACAACAAACATTTACAAATGTAATATTCAGTTTGATGCTACATGGACTACTCAAATTATTGATGGTTCTGGAACAGAAGATAATGTTTACTTATCCCAGTTTGGTGGAGTATTAACAGGATCTGATAGTCGTGCTACAGGACAACCTGGTGATTATGTAATTATTTCTCGTCCTTCTGGCGGTGCTGATGGTGAGATATTTGAACTTAAGACTACATTATCACAAGTTGCTAAAAAATTCTCCGTCAAAAATGGGTGTGATACTAATTCAGAAAATACATTATTTGAAGTTGATTCTGTAACTGGTGATGTAACTATCAACGGTGATACTTCTTATACTGGTGGATTTACATTAAATGGAACATGCACTACACCATATATTAACGCAACCACCAATAAAAAGTTAACTATAACAAATGGTAGTGGCACTAAGACATTTGAGGTTGACACCTGTACAGGTGATACAACGATTGGTAATAAGCATGGAACTCATTTTGCTGTTGCTGAATCCTATGGCACATCACCTGCTGGATACACAACTACTGATGTAGTTCATGTTTACAAACATGATCCACAATCATCTAACCAGACTCTTGCTACAAGACCATTCACAACAATAGCATCCGCTGTTGTACCAGCAACAACCAACATTCAAATTCAAGCGAATTATGAAGCATTTACAATTGGTGATTTGGTAGCAATTTACGATAGTAATCAAATTGAGATTATACAAATTACTGCTGCACCATATGTAAGTGGATCAAATCAGTTCTTACCAACATCATCTAACGCCAATTATACTAATGGTGGTAGAGGTGTAGAAGGAACGACTGCAATAAATGCTGGTGTTGGTCTTAATGTTGTTAAGTTGAATAAGTTAGGAACAACAACATTACTAGAAGATTTACCTGCTACTCGTGCTTTGAGAGCACCTGCAACTGGTAAGACATTCAAGGCAAGAACTCCTAACACTCTTGATACAAGACTTGAAATAGGATTAGTAAATGCTGATTTAATTCAACCAAAACTTGATTACATTCAGTTTATCAGAATTGGATCTGAGTTCTTCCTTACTGATAGTGTTGATGGAACTCTTGATGCTTTCTATCAGATCAAGATGCCTAAGTCTTATAGGAATCCAAACACTGTTGCTACAACTTCAATTGATTTATATGGTGGTGGTCATACAACTGTTAATGATGACTTTACTATCAACAGTGGTGTCTTTAGGATGTATGGTTCTGATAGTAAAACTTTAGTTCTATCTATTGCAAACGATGATGGTCACATAGGTGATGGATCAATTGAAGATCCAGTAACCAATACCAATGGTTTGACACTTAAAGGTTCTGCCAACTTCTTTGGTAATCTTAAAATATTCTATGAATCATGTCAGTCTAATGGAATCTGCAATAGTGTAGAATCTATTAAGATGACATCTCTTGAGGGTAGTATATTCTTAGGTGAGCAATATTATCAGAAAGGTAAGGTTCTTGCTATAGAATCTGCAACTGATAAAATATTCCAGATAGATAACCTTGGATCTGCTGGAACTGGTGGAACTGCTGGTCCTAAAGACTTTACAATTTATCATAACAATGCTATTGATTCATTTGGTATTGAAAAATATTGGACAGCAAATGGTGGTAGAAGACACACATATGTTGCATTTGATGCTACAACTGGTATAGGTCAGCAAGAGACTAACCCATTACAGGTTAACAACAACTATCTGATCAATGCTACATCTGGAAGCAATATGGTTCTATATCTACCAGATAATCCACAAACAGGTGATATGATTAGATTTACTGAACTTAGTGGTAATTTAACATACAATACAAGTTTAATTATCAGAGCGAAGAAAATTAATAATGTATCTACATCAATTCAAGGTGATAATTCTGGATCTAAACTTGATGCAGGTTCTGGTCAAGTAAGAACAGTAGCATGGGATTCTGGTGAATTAGTTATTCAGACACGTAACTGTGCATTTGGATTAGTTTTTGTTGGTACATATGATATAGAAGGATCTACATCACAACAAACAATACCAGCTTCGTTAAGAGGTTGGTGGCTCATGGAGTTATAATCAATGACGGTAAAATACGATTCAATAAAAACAATGAGATCTGCCAAGATTGGCACAATCATGCCTTGGGGTGGTGATGGAGGAACTGGATTTCTTGAATCTAATATTCCTAAAGGTTGGATTACATGTAAAGGAGATACATTATCTGCTTCTGATTATCCATTGTTAGCGTCAGTCATAGGTGATACCTATGGTGGTGATATGACTGATTCTCAAAATAATCATTATGAGTTTCCTTATATTGGTACAGCAGCAACATTTAGATTACCACAATTATCTAATAGTGTGTTAATGGATTTAGAACCTGTAAATTTACAAAATTCTAAGTATCAGCAAGGACAGTCAGATGCTGCAACTGTATTAGGAAATAGAGTTGCAGACTATGGTGAGACAAACCCAGTATCAACAACATATGAAGCAACATCTGATATTGATTTTTCTTTGAATCTTGCTGGTAATTTGTATTTTAAATTTACCAATATGATATTGAGTGCTCCTGACTTTTTGGAAACCGTGTACGTCCTTAATCGTAAGTTGGGTATCAATCACACTCCTCAACACGGTCATAGCGATACACTTCAAAGTGTTGCTCCAAATGCTACTGGAGCTATGTTATTTCAAACAGACGAAGGTGTTGCAATGTCTGGTACATCAACAACAAGTATATGTAATGCAACTCATGGTCCTAATACATGTGCCAATGCAGCTGCTCAACCAATATCATGGCAGAATGGTGCTACTACTCTAACACATTTTGGTGATGAACAGCATGAATGGACATTACCACGTTGTGATAGATTTTTTGAATTTGCTAATGAATCTGGTAAAAATTATTGGAATCATGTTCCAGCTGGTACTGCTAACTGGAGAGGAGTTAATAGAGGATCTGGTCAAGAATCTTCAACCTATACTCAAAACCTATTTGGTCAAGGTAATACTGGTGCTATCAATTCTACAACTCCAGTAGATACACATAAATCACCAGCACATGTTGGTATGTTTCCACGACCAATGGAAAGAAGAGCAAGACCAAATTTCTTTGGATATAATGGTTCTCCAAGATCTGCTGATGCCATGGATGATGATCCAGAACATGTAAATGCAGCTTTTGAAGTTGCTGGTGTAACTATTCCTGCTACTACAAGAGATATTGCATTGCCAGCTGGAACTAGCATTGCTAGAACTTATGGTACTTCACCAAATACATGGACTCAGCATGATAGAATTACTCCATTGATGTTTGTTACTGTAAAAGATGCTGCTAAAAAATATACTTATTGGACAAATACTGGTGGTTCAATAATAGAAAAGGTTGTATATAATCCAACATCAGATCAATATACAATCACTGTAAAAGATCAACTAGGAACGGTTTCTGGTACAGAAACCCTAGTATTCAGGCATGGTTCATGGCCAATGACATTAAATCAAGGCAAGGAAAATAAAAATCCTTTAGAGTCAGCATTTAGAGCACACAATCATGGTAGTTTTGAGATAGCACAAGGTATTGGTTCAATGACTGGACCTCCATCACACACTGCTGATGATGCAAATGGATCTACATTGCAAGCAGATAGTCTTGAAAATGCTCTAAATATTTCATGTGATACATCACAACCTAGTTGTACAATTACGTTCATAATCAAAGCATACTAATGGCAGTTTTATACAGTAAAGAAAGATCTAAGTATGGTAATTTAACAGGTCAAATTATAAATTGGCCAGTTGATTACAATGGGTTACCAGATGACGGAGCAAATGTAAATAATTTACCTGCTGGTTATTTAAAATGTGATGGTACAAAATACTTTGCTGAAGATTATCCACAACTTGCTGCTATATGTGGAACAGGATCTGATTGTAAGTTTATCAGAAAAAATGCAGATGGCACTAATTTTGATAATTTATTAGACACTCAATTTATGGTTCCTGATATGGGATCTAAATATGCAGAACCAACTTCGGGTGCTAACGCAGGTGTATATAATAATATAAGATTGAATAATGCTTTAGGAAATGAGTTTAGTAGATCTGGTATTGGTATTGAAGCACAATCTGCTATTGGATCTCCCGTTAATATAGAATACTCAGGACAGATTGATGTACCTAGTCAAGAAAT